ACGCCTTGCGTTGTTGTTTATCCAAGGCATAATCCCCGGCGTTCATGCTTATTAAAAAACAAGGAATCCCGCCAGTTCATATGTCTTATAAAAAAACGTTAAGAGGATTGCAAGAAAAACAACTGTTATAGTTATTCTAGTTGCTCTATTATATTTATACCACACTTTCCCGTGACACGGAGTGACATTATGACGCTTTTTCTAAAAATCTTTTATGTCTTTGCTTGCAGTTATCTTCTGTATATGCGATTCTTCGTCTCGGGAACATTTCATTCATCTGCATCGCTACCTGTGCCCATGTCAGATTGTCGATATAGTAGAACCTGAACATGATTCTTATTTCACTTTTTTCAATACCGTTTATGTAGTCCTCCACCTGACACACAAGTTCTAACAGCTCCCCTTCCATCTTTGCCGCCTTTTCCTTCCTGGCTTTGATCTGCAATGCTTTCCTTCGCAATGCTGGTGCTGGCATCCCCTCTACAACAAAGTGTTGCGTGCCACCCAGGCCCCCGGTGACAGTATCCTTTACTGTCCCCTCCTCTTCCATTTTATACAATTCCCTCTTTAACTGCTCTATTCTTCTGTGGAGGTCTTTTATTTCTTCTTTCATATCGCTGTATTGGATAAGTATGTCTTTACTCAGCGCCACTCTCCGGTCCCTCCCTGCTTAATTCTGTCAAGCTGCCGCTTAATTTTAAAATCAGCCACTTTTTCAACTTTCGACTCACAATCATAAATTACTTCTAACTGTCTTAGCATAATTTTTACATCTGCTATCTCTTCAATAATATTATGCTTAATTCTTTCATAATCCCATGATTCTGGTGACCTCATTGCCCTTTTATGTTTAAGAAGGGCTTGTATTAGTTCAGAACATTCTTCAATCGCCATGTCCATCTGCGGCTCAATTCCGTAAGTATCGACTATTAACTTTAATTCTTCTTTGTTATTCAACTTACCCTCCTTCCTTCGTAAAATTTCAGTTTAGTTCATTGGCATCTCATACATATCCATGGTTTTGTTCCATCCACTTGTTGTGATTTCCGAAAAGATTTCACAAACTCTTTTTTTGTCACGATACTTACCAAGTATATATTTTTGTTCTGGATTCTTATTATCTAAACATTTTATACTTAGGCCACTCGTCTCAATCTCGTGTACATCGTATATGATGCCTTCTTGCGATTTAACTTTCATATACTCCTCCTTAAATCATAAGCTGCGCGAGAAATCTGGCATAAAGGTTAAACATGTCACGGTACATCTCTATATACTCCTTTTCCATACCTCCCTCTTTCGCTCTGTCTTCTGCTCTTTTGCACATATCCATCTCCAACAATATGTGATTCTTAACATTCTCTACCGCACATTTATTCATCTTTTCTCCTCTAAATCCTAATTTAGCAATGTTAATATTTTTTCAACACAAAATTTTGGAATATAAACAACACCATTTTCTTCGTCGGTGTTTAAATAATATTTTAAATCAGAAATGATCTGTGGTATTTTTTCCAAGGTATTAATGGCCTCTTCAATAGCTTTTGTTTGGGCATTTGGTGACCATGTACTACCTTGCTCTGGCATTCCCATATACTTTTCCGCATATTTCAGATTTTCTATTACTCTGCTTTTCTCCATTTTGCTGCTCTCCTCCCACTACTTAATATCTCTTTCTTGCTTCACTGAAGCTTGCCATATTTCTTTCAGCCAGATCCTTCATAAAATCTTAACTTGTAAGCAACTCTTACAAGTTAAATCCTAATTTATCGGCCTTCCGCAATGCGGACAATATCGTATATGCGCTTCTTGTATTTCATCACCATGTGTTTTTCCACTCCACATACGATTCCTCATGCATAATATGCTTCCTGGTTCACATGCAAGTATGCAGGCATTTCTAGCTGGGCATCTGTTACATTTTTCCACGTTTTCAACCATTTTTTCTCTCCTTCTTAATTGTCGTGATACCACCCGAACGGACACTGACTGATTGGTTCACATTCATCCAACTCTTTACAACACGTATAACAGCATCCATTTGGGTTTTCATTGCAATTCTCTAAGCAGTCTCTACATAGACAATCATCGCATGCCTGTATGTATTCCATACATTACTCCTTTCCTCCTTAAATCTTAATTTCCTGTTATCTCTCTTAGACAGGCATTCCATCCTTCTGCTCTGGCAGAATTAACAATCGTCTGCCCAAACTCTTCGCTTTTAGCCTCCGGAAGTTCCCGAAGAGGACAGTTATTTAATAAGTCACTCAAAGAATCCGCATCAAAATTTTGGTATTCATCCTGCAAAATGCATTCATCACTTCCGTTTAACATATCGCAGTATAAACAATTTTCTGGCTTCTCAATAATGGCAATTACTTTCACCTTTCTACCTCCTAAATCTTAAGTTTGCCGGTGCTGGCTCCCAGCTTTGGCTCTTGCCCAATCAACGGCCCCGGCTGCCGTCCAACTTTGGCATGGCGCTCCCGTTGCTTTCTCGGCGCGTTATCAGCTCACCCTCTTTTTTATTTCCTATCAGGTTTTTGCTCCTGAGATTTTTTACAAGGTCCCTCGTTCGTCCTTGCCCCGTATAGCCGATAGGTCAGCAAAATCTTAAGTTACCGTTTTACGGATAAACAATACTCCTGCATTTTTCATAAAGCCCTGGCCATTCATGCGGATTAAAGTTAAATCCGTATGTATCGTGGAACGCATCATTGCTCATCCTAAACCACTCCACACCCATATCTACGGCATCATACTTTGTTGTAGAGCCATCAGACCAGTTGACAAGCAGCATTCCTGATATGACTTTTTGTGAAATTGGTATTTTAAACATCTGACCTGACTGCATCCCATCAAACATTTTCTGCTCCTTCCTTGATCGCTTTGATCCTTGCTTTCAGACTCTGCATCACCCAGTTCTGTACATCTTCTTTTCTCTCAAGAGCCTGCATCACATCCTCATCCCGGGTTCCGCTGCACACAAGATGATGAATGATGACCTTTTCTGTTTGTCCCTGACGATGCAGTCTCTTATTTGCCTGGGTGTATAGTTCATAGTTCCAGGTAAGCCCAAACCAGATCACATGGTTTCCTCCTTGCTGTAAGTTAAGTCCGTACGCGCAGCTGGCCGGGTGGGCTAGAAGGATATCTACTTCTCTTTTGTTCCAGTCATCCTCGTCCTGCGTGGTCTTTAACTCCCTGATCCGCAGTTTCGACTTCTCAAAGGCTTTCAGTATCCGGGCTTTATCATGCTGGAAATTATAAAACACCAATGCCGGCTTGCCTTGCAGGCTCTCTATCAGCTCCATAAAGGCCTCTACTTTGCAGTTATGTACTTCGTGGGCTCCGTGATCGTCGTCGTACAATGCCCCGTTGGCAAGCTGTAAAAGCTTATTGCTTAGGGCCGCCGCACTGGTGACACTGATCTCTTCCTCCTCCGGCAACTCCAGAACCATCTTTCTTTCAAGCTCCCGATATGCCTTTTCTGCCTTGGCATCCAGCACAACGGGGATCTGGTGATACGTGACGTCCGGAAGCTGCAGATAATCTTCTGACTTCATGCTGATGCAGATATCTGAGATCTTCTCAAGAATGCTTTCTTCTGTTCCTGGCTTGGCTTCATAGCTGTATACCATTCCCGCTGGCCCTCGCTTATCTGGTTGAAAATACCGTTCCCGGAATTGTGTATACCGTTTTCCAAGGCGTTCACCGCCGTCCAGCAGGAAGACCTGGGACCATAAGTCGTTAAGTCCATTTGGTGATGGTGTGCCAGTCAGTTCCACCATACGGTCGATATGGCTGCTCATGCTGGATAAGGCTTTGAATCTTTTGGCTTTGTGGCTTTTGAAACTACTGGATTCATCCACCACGACCATGTCAAATGGCCACGTATTTTTGTAATAGTCCACCAGCCAGCAGACGTTTTCCCTGTTGATAATATAAAGGTCCGCCGGAGTATTTAACGCCCGGATCCGCTTCGCCTGGCTACCCAGTACCGGGGATACCCGTAGGATTTTTGTGTGGTCCCATTTATCTTTTTCTTTCGTCCAAGTACCCTCTGCCACTTTCTTTGGTGCGATGACCAGCACCTTCCGGACTGCGAACCGGTTATATTTCAATTCGCGGATGGCGGTGAGCGTTGTTACAGTTTTCCCAAGACCTTAACCCATATCCAGAAATAAGCCTAGTTTTCTTACTTCCAGGATTCTGTTAATACAATGTTCCTGATAGGCATGTGGTCTGAATATCATTTAGCATCACCTCCTTCGTGCTCTTTGTGCCATTTGGCGTGTTCTGCCTGGTTATTAAATACCATTAAATTTTTTGGAGCGTTGTTACGCTTATTTCTGTCAATATGGTGGACGACTTCTCCGGGCCTTAGTTTTCTTCCCAGCATCCTCTCAGCCACCATTCGATGTGCGTGCCTACCAAAAGATTTAACATATCCATTTCCTGCACCTCTGCCCTTTTTTGCCATGCTCAGTTTCGCTCTGGTCGAAAAATCCATTCGTGATGGATTTAATTCACGATTTAATGCGGACATATGTGCAGATATATTTTCGTAGTTTTTTAGCTCTTTATATCCATCCGGGTTTTTACTCTTGTTTGAAAATGCAGCCAAACATTCCCGGGAACAAAAATTTCGTGGCTTTAATTTACAAGAATAAATTTGGATTTCTTTTCCGCACCAAGCACATATTGTTTTAACCATGGATCTTTGCCTC